ATGCTACTTTATAAAAAAAATCCTTTAAAGTGTGCAAGTATGCTTACCACTCTCATCTACCGAAGCCACCTGCGAGCTGATGCACCAATTCAATCCATTATTGACATGGTCAATCAAGCTAATTACCGAAATGAACGTGCGGGGGTAACTGGTGTTTTACTTTTCAATGGGATTCATTTTTTACAGCTTCTAGAAGGTGAAGAAGCAGATGTAATGCAAATCTATAAAAAGATTTGCCTGGATTCACTTCACTTTAACATTGTAGAACTCTTATCCGATTATGCCCCTTATCGACGATTTGGCCGCTCAGGCATGGAATTAATTGATATAAGACTATTCAGTAAAGACGAGTGTCTGGAAAGGGTTCTTCAACGTGGAACAACCCAACATAAATTGCTTTACAATGACAGAGCTTTAAGGTTTTTCCGTACATTTATAGATTCAGCTGAGACTGATAGCTATTATGAACTTCCTGATAGTTTCAGTTGGTTTTTTTCATCTGATAAAATAGATGTATCATCGATTAGTCCAGCTATAGTCGAAAACATGCATGCAGTTATAGACCCTCTCGCTGGCCAGATACATTCTTTTGTACTGAGTGCAAAATCAGACAAAGACAACATAACAGCTAATAATTTACTTTTTGATTTGGAGTCGAAGAGAGATTTATTAAAAACCGCAGGAAAATTAATCACCTCTTCACAAAGAGTATCAATAACACTCCTGCCTTTAACCTTACTCAGAGTACCTGATGCGATCAAGCTATTGCTCGATTACATTCGAGACAGCAACTTGTATCCAGAACAAGTTATAGTTGAGTTTTCAGAGAGCGAAATAATCCCTGAAATTGATGAGTTCGCGCATTCAGTGCAGATGCTCAAAAGTTGCGGTTTATGCGTTGCCATTAATGACTTTGGTGTGGGCAGTGCAGGTTTATTCTTTCTTTCGAAATTCCAGCCTGAGAAGCTAAAAATACACCCTCAACTGATCCAGAATATACATAAAGACGGTTCTAAGCAGGCGATACTACAAAGTTTAATTCGCTGCTGTGAACTTTTAGAGATAAGAATTTGTGCAACAGGTGTCGAACTTCCAGAAGAATGGATGTGGTTAGAATCCGCTGGGATATTTTGCTTCCAAGGCAATCTTTTTTCAAAATATGATAAAAGTGGTTATTTAAAGATCTTCTGGCCTGACTCAAACGAGTTAAATAATGAATAGATAATCCAAATCAGGGGATCCGCATCCGGTTTGAACTGGAAGGTAAAACAAACGATTTGGCTCTGTTCAATATGGCCTTGGACAGTAATATTCGAGGCTGTAATCTGGTCAAACTCAAAGTATCTGATGTTGCATATAGTTGCTCTGTTTCAAACAGAGCAACGGTGCTGCTACAGAAAACCGGTAGCCCTGTGCAATTTGAGATAACCAAAGCGACAAGAGAAGCTGCTACTGCATTGATAAAGCTTGGCAAATCGCTTCGCCATCATCCATGATTAGCGCCCTGCGCCTGAACTTTGCGAACTGCTTCCGTGCACCGGACAGGATAAGCAGTACCTGCTCTCCATTTCCGCTTGTGACGTTGTATCAGTCGAAATATCTGAAGTGCGCTATTAAAGTAATGGCAAATGCTGCCGATATGTTACTTACCTGCGTCATGAACGCAGGATTGATAACAAAGCCAAGGAAATTATACCCGCTCCCGTGCGGGCTTTTTCATGGGCTGCATTTACACAGGGCTTTCATCATCGTCTGTGCTGTTGATGAAGAAAGTCACTCTGCGCAGGACTTCGACCTCTTCCGCTGCGTCGCCCTCTATCGCTTCGCCATCTTCCGTGATTAAAGCCCGACCCATGACCCGAGCAAACTGAGTGCGGCCGCCGGACAAAATCAGCAGAACCTGATTCTGTACCAGCCTGGTGCACGGTTCGATCACCGCAAACCCGGATGACGTTTCCAGGATGCGGGTATCAATGCCTACGCCGCAAATCCTTTCTGGAGTGAGCCTGGTCTCTATATAGTCGCTGGCAGGTGAAGGGAATCCCATTACAGAACCCTCCCCATATTGCGCAGCATCCATAGGCGGTTCTGGCTACCGTCGGGCGTCTTGTCTACGAAGCAAGTCTGGTACTGCTCGATCCATTCATTCGCATCAGCCTGGGTGAAATGCCAGTTCCTGGCGCGCAGCTCACGTATGAAGTCTTCTGTATGAAGGCATTGATACCCTTTCGGGTTTAGCTGTATGGCCGCGGTAAAAGCCGCGTTAATGTCTGATTTGCGGGGCATGGTGACCTTTCTTTTATTATTACTGTGTATTTATACAGTAGTTTTAAAGAAAGTTCAGGGCAAGGAGGCTATGCCTATTGATAATTACTGCTGAACATCCGGTTGTTCACCCGTCTCTTCTGGTTCTACATCGTCAGGCTGCAAACCAAGCCTGGCTTCCAGATACTCAACCCGTTTAACCAGCGCAAGGATCGCCTCATGATGCAAAGCGCCGACCCCGGCGACGTTCATTGACAGGAACCCTTCATGATCTTCGCTGATGACTTCCGGCAGAACTTTTCTAACCTCTTGCGCGATATAACCCGCTGACGTGCTCCCCCCTTCGATGTATGAAAATGTGATGCCGCGAAAGGTCTTCATCTTCTCGATGGGTTCTTCAATTATCCTTTTGTTTTCCTTCTTACGGTCATCGGATACATCCTGCCATTGAGTAGCGGTGGCAACCCCGGTCGATTTGAATGTGAAATCAGTGGCCTGATTTGCGTTGTTAACGGAAAGTTGCACATGGCTAAGTTCTGTGCCGCCACCACGAACGCCACCCAAAACCCAGTTGGCGTTGTACCATCTCCCGAAAATCTGGTTTGTAAAAGTCATCGGCGATCCATCGCCAGCATTGTTTGTCAGGTAAATTGGATTATTGGCACCGCCAATGCCCAACGTACTACCAGTAGTACAAGTAACGCTTGAAATGATATTCCCGCCCGTTTTGTTATTGACAGTATTCAGGCGTGTGTCGTTACCCTGTGCAACCGTTCCGGCGGCAGAGCCATAAGCAACGCCAAGCGCCGTCCTGGCGGCTGATGCCGTTGCTTCACCAGTGCCGCCGTTTGCGACAGGGATGACGCTTGAGGCATCGCTGTTATAGTTCTGAACAACAGTAAAATTTCGGCTGCCTTTTACACCAGTACAGGTAACAACATATTCCGCTCGGTTGCCATTGGATTGAGCATTAGACGTAAGACGCAAAACCAAACGGTTTGGCTGATTAAGCACGCATGTAATATCTACGTTTGTCCCTGAGTTATACGTAATGCCCGGAGGAGTGTTTACCCATGCGGTTGCGGTATATGTGGTTAGCCTCTTCTGACCGGTAACCATATCAATCTGTTGCCAGTCGAAGGCATCATTGGGTGCAACGTTTGACTGGCCAATCCCAATTACCGCCATTGCATCAGCGCCAAGCAGCCTCCAGCCGTTGGCATCACCGCCAGAGTACCAGTTTACAGAGGTCCATCCGGTTGCTGCGTTTGGCGCGCCGTATCGCTCGTAAGTTCCAATGGCGGTAAACAGCGTCTGGTGCAGACCCATGATCGTCCCGCCAGCGCGACGCATTGACATAATGATCGCGTTATTCTGTCCCGCTGTTAGCCCTGCCGGGCTATCTGTGCGCGTCCCGGATAATACGTAAGTCTGGTTTTGCGCAAAGTATGTAGCATCAGAAAGCGTTGTGACTGAGGCCGGAAGAACTGTATTTGAGCTTAATCCGCCAATCTCGATCCAGTCAGACCATGACGGACTCGCAGCATTCCAGGCAGCGGCAAGCCAGCGCACAAAGAACCGCCCGCCATCAGTCGTGTACCGCTGGGTGCAGTTATTACGGCCACCAGCGAATACCTCCAGCACGCCGCGCTCAGCCGCCGGGTATCCGTTCGCAAGGTCAGCAGCGGTCACACTCACGCTGGACTGACCCCACGCCCCCGCATAAGCGGAGGTGGGTCCGAAGTTGTTCAGGTTGGAGCTGCCCGGGATGCCGCCGCGCCATTGCAACGCCGAATTTGTTAATCCAGCAATCTTCGCCCATGACGGTCCGGGAACCGGACGCCCGGTTGGTGTTCCGTCAGGGAGCGTAACAGTGATATCACCAGTGCCAGTGTAGAAAGCCTGCCAGTTCGCGTTCTCCTGCAGCACCCGTCGCACCGACTCGGCAGTTTGTGCGGCCAGCGCAGCGGTAATGCGGTTGAGCGTCAGCTGCGGTACTGCAACCCAGGCCAGCCCGGAAGTTGTCGGCCCGGTGAATGGATCGGTCAGTGTGAGAGCGGTGTTACTCGTCACGGCGTTAACAAACAGGGTGAAGAATATACCCCCGACTGTTGCGGTAATAACGTCACCTGATTTCAGATCTGAGGTAAACGCAGTGCCGGTACCGACAACTGCAGTAGAGCCGTTAGTAAGCTTAATTGTGCCTGCGGACATATTTGCTCCATAAAAAACCCAGCCTGAGCTGGGTTCTGTAATTCGGATAAATTGAGGGAGAGGACTACTTTTTAAGGGATTGTCTGTAGTAGTTGTCGTAGGGATCGCAGTCTATATACATGACTTTCGTACCTACGACCCAGGACTTCACCGTTAGACTGACGCTGCCAAGCGTTGACTGATAAACCTCAGTGTTGTTTGTTCTCCACTTGCCATTGCTTGCTATACCGGCACCTGAGCAGAGGTAATTAGAGAATCCATAATTTGGGTTTGCTGGATCTTGCGGGATATACATAAAGCCAGTTATACCGGTCGTAACTGCCATTGGCCGATCTGATTCCATATATGATTGAGTAATAAATTTAGCGTCCAGCGGGAGACAATTGTTGTGCCACACCATTACCCCGTCGCGGTACATATAGAACCCAGCAGCAGGAACAGGAGGCAGAACCTTTGAAAATACATACGCCCTTGTCGGGTACTGATTCTGTCCCGCATTAGCAAACTGCAGCTGATATGTCCCTCCACTTTCTATCTGATTGAATAAAGATCGGCTCAGCGCTCCCCCTTCGTTATTACGGTTCCGCATGAAAACCATAATCCCTGCCCCCACCGGGACACCAGTATCGACCGTTCTGGCACCTGGCTCAATATCGATAACATTTGTCAGAACAAATGGCGTAAAGTCGGGTGCGAGCTTTACGGTTTTGATATTGGCCGGGTACTGATAAAGAGCAAACCCGGCGTATCCCGTATCAGCCCCTGTCTTCGCTGTTGCTGTCACCATCAGTCGCAGCGGAATTGTGGTGTTCCATGACAATGTGTTGCCTGAGACTGAGGCGGTAATAGTGTTATTTTGCTCATTGTTTGCCAGGGTATTATTCATTGCGGTCACGTCGAGATTAAACCCTGACGTGGAATATGTTTTCGAACCGGCCCCATTCACGACAATATGATCTATCACATAAGTGAATCCCATAGAGTTTGTTGCGTCGAAGCTGGTTCCCTCAATAAACATTTGCATCATAACGGCTTACCCATGACCACCAGGGGTCTGTTGGAAGCGTCATAAAATACAATTCTGTCAGGTGTGATTTTAAGCTGCCCCCCGCCTGTACTGCCGTTAATTTCGAGGGTGCCTGCCTTATTCAGACGCCAGCCAGCCGAGCCTGCGACATAGTTGGTTGACTGGATGTAGCCTGCAATCATGGCGCTAGTGATTGTTCCCTCCTGGATGAAGGCGCTGTTCAGGAAGACCTGTCCACCGACAACAGCGAACGGTGAAAACTGCGCACCGGCCTGCCCGGAGAGCATCACGAACTGGTCGGCATTGATCGCCACGCGGCTGACGATACCGGAGCCACTGGCAATCGTCGCAATTGACAGCCCGGCGTCATAATACTGCCCGTTGTAATTCACCCCCGCGCGTAACGTGTAAATCGCGCTGGCGCTGGTTGCGTCAACCACAGATGTCATCTTCTGGTTAATCGCCGCCTGCTGCTGACCAAAAGTAGCCGTTACCTGCTGCTGGTACTCAGCAAAGGCCCTGCTGGCATCGGCCTGCGCCGTCTGGAGGGTAACAACGTCGGCCTGCACTTTAACAACGCTTTTATTTATCCCATCGATGCTCGTATTCACGCCATTAAAGCTGGCGCTCACTACGAGTTTATATTCAGCAAAAGCCTGATCTGCGGTAGCCTGCGCGGTTTTTACCTCATTAATTTCCGCTGCGTTTCCAGCAAACTGAACAGCAACCAGTTCCTGGAACTGCGCAAACGCCTGGTTAGCATCAGCAATCAGGATCTGCGCGTTTGAGATTTCCGCATACGCAGCGCCGAACTGCTGGAAGGTAATATTCGCCCCCTGAATGCCAGCCAGGGTGTTCTGCAGGACACCTGCAATGTTAAAGTCGATCTGCTCCGTTAACGCCTTGCCGTCCTCCGCCGACAGCACTTCGTTTTTAATGGCTTCCAGATAATCGCTGGCCTGATCGCTCGACATGCCGCGCACCCAGTCGGTGTAACCAGATTCGTTACCCGTCCGATCAACCAGCTGCGCGCGGTACCAGAATATCTGGCCAGCCCTGAGGCCCATCTGCTGGTATCTTTGCTGGGGATATGGCACATCGGCTAGCAACAACGCATTATCCGCGCTCCCGGTCGGGCTGTACTGGATTTCAGTTTTCAGCGTATCGTCCGTATTGGCCGGAAACCCCCAGGTCAGCTCAATACCGAAAAGAACGTTGTCAGAGGCTGCAAATCCCACTGGCTTTGGCGGATTGCCTACTTTGCCCGTCAGCATTTTCTCTTCTGAATAACCCCACCCGGAGGAAATCTCGGCGGCATTGATTGCGCGCACGCGTACCAGGTAGCGTCCGGCATAAATACCCGGCACGTCGAAGGAGGTGGTGGAGCTGCGCGGCACGTTAACCCAGTTGCCGTCGTTCCTGCGCCATTGCGCTTCATAGGCGATAGCATTCTGCGCCTGGTCCCAGCTTACGCGCATGGTTTCGACGCTGATATTCTGCTGAACGACTGAAAACGAGCTGATCACGATGTTAGCTGGCGGCGACTGGTTACCCGGAGGTATGACACTCACCGGGCGCTGGTCAATAATGGCACCTGTATCGATGCGCGCATACTTATCCGGATCGTGAGCCGCACCGGTAACAGTAAACGTTCCGTCATTATTGTCGCTGATGCTTATCACCCGGTACTGCTGTGCATACAGTTCGTCGGATTCCGCCACCCAGACGCTTTCCGCCTGCGGCGTTTCGCTGTAGGCGGTGCTGACCGTCACCGCTTTTCCGTTCACTGCCTGGATTGTGCGCGCCTGAGATGCACCGGACGGGAGGTTGAGAATAAGGCGGTGACCTGCCTTCGCATACGGAACGCGGTCCAGCGTGATTACCCGGCCATTTACCGCGCTGATTCGCCCGCCGGTGACCTTCCCGGACAGCATTTCATCAGCGACGGCGATGATGTACCCGGGCTGAGGTATGTTGCCATCCAGACCAACGTCAAACGATACGATGCGATCCTTGTTGTTGGTGAGAATGCCCCAGCGGCCTTTACGGTTCGCCTCCGACTGCCGTGTGCAGCCAATGGCCGTCATTTCCAGCTGGTTAAATCCGTAGCGCGCCACCAGTGCCTGCTCAAACACCGGTTCCATCGCGTCAGCGTAGGCGTTAGCGGGATCGGACCAGGACACCAGCGCTGTGGTATAGCGCGTTTTCGTGGTGCTGCTGGCGTAGGTAAAGCGGCCATCAATGACGTTGGCGCGGGTGTAGCTGTAATCCACATCCCGGGGCATATCTGCCAGGGCCACAATCTGATCCCCTCCCCAGTACGTCATACCCCGGAATATGGCCGCAAAGTCACGAAGAACGGTATAGGCGTCGTTCCGGTCCTGAATGTATACGTTGCAGATGTACCGCGGCTCGGTACCGCTGCCGCCCTTCCCATCCGGTACCGGCTGATCGCAATACTGGGCCACCTGGTACAGCATCCATTTGTCGATATTCGCTGCCGTGAGCCGGTGCCCCAGGCCGAACCGGTCGGATACAACCAGGTCGTAAAAAATCCACGCCGGGTTATCGGTCCACGCCCACTTAAACGCACCGGTCCAGGTACCAGTGTAGGTGCGGGTTTCCGGGTTGTAGGTGTCAGGTACGCGGATCACACGCCCGCGCGGCTCACAGGAGATCTGCGGGATAGAGCCGTTAAACTGGCTTGAATCGAATTCGATATACAGCAGGGCTGTGTTGGGGTAGCGCAGTTTGGCGTCGATCACCTCGGTGAAGCTCTGAAGGGTCATCGTGTCGCCGATTTTCGCGCTGTTTGCATCAGCGGTCAGCTTGCGCAGGCGAATAGTCCAGGTGCTGCCCGCCTGAGGCAGATCGATACGGTGGCTGCGCTCATAGCCGGATGTGGTTTTACCGGTCACGCTGGTATTCAGCACCGTCTGCCAGGCTCCCCCATCGGTCTGCAAGTCAATCGCATAGCTAACCGAGTTACCGACGAGATCGCCGTCATTCTCCTGTTTGAACAACGAGGGCCATTTAAGGCGCAGACGAACCGCCGAGAGCTGGGTATTGGTAAACGTGCGCGTCCAGGCGGTGGCACTTGATACTTCGGTACCTACGGTAATTTCGTTTTCTGTACCCGGTATGCCCTGGATATAGCTCTGTGCCTGATTGCCCGGGCGAAACTCCCACACCACCCCGCTAAAGTTTGGCGATCCGTCTGCGTTCTCCAGCGCGGTACCATCCAGATAGATATTTTTACCGGTGAGCTGGCCAGAGAACTCTCCCTCTCCCAGAGCTATCAGAATTTTGGCCTTCGCTACAGACTGGAGATCATCGGGTTGTTCGGTGGGTGTGCGTGATTTAGAGCCACCGCCTTTGCGGCCCCTGATAGCGGTTGCGTTTACCATATTGCGCCCATAAAAAAAGCCACCCTGAGGTGACCTGAATGAAAGGATTATTTTTACTGCTGATCTTCGACGTAAATGCCTGCGGAGATGATCGCGCCGCCGATGCGCCGACGTCCGTAAAGCAGGGGAACCGGATAACCCTGTGCTGCGGTGTTCGTTACGCCGCCGAACGCATATGAGGCCCGGTTATCGGCATCCTGCTTACTGGCCAACCCTGTAGGCTGAGGAGATAGCATCTGTACCACGCCGCCTACCATCATTGCACCCCCGGCCATCATTAAGTTTACACCCCAGGTTTGGGCGAACCCGAAAGTTGCAATAGCCCCGACTGCCACAATAACAGCGCCTAATATCGTTTGAAGCAGCCCAGCTTTTTTACTTCCAATGATTACAGGTACAATTCTGATCACTTCGCCGGTGACAGGAAATCCTAAATCATCTACGCCAATGTTTTTCTTCCCTTTAAAAACAGCAAAAGTTAACCCACGGCGCTGACTGTTTATCATATAACTTTCAAACCCGGGAATCGTTTTCGCTAGGGCCGTCCCTGCTTCCGATACTTTACTGATTAGCCGTCGGTGAGTTTTTCCAAATATTTTCCCCGGCGCACCACCAAGCTCAATTTGCGTCATTACTTCAGCCATTTTAACCTCTCAAAAATAAAAAACCCCGCCGGAGCGAGGTAGTAAAAACATTTCTTTCAATCAAAAAGCTGTGGGGTAAATACCAAAATCACCATTAGTTCCGTACCCAACTCTAAACATCAATACATCGCCTTCTGTCACCCTACCTGACTGCTCGCTCATGCCTCCGCCACACATACCTTTGGGCCAAGCGCTAAAGATATGATCTCCAATTTTTGGATAGACCGTTACCTTTTGAGCCGTGTCTAAGTCGGCGACCTCCTTTCCATCAACATACACTCGGGTCATGCATGCGCTGCCCATAAAACCAGAGTCCCGTTTGATTATTACCTTTCCAGACCCTTCTTTTTTAACTAACAGTGTATTGTTGATAACCTGTTTTGCTGGAACATCTTGTGCTTGCTCATTTGTTACCGGCTTAGTCGCACACCCAGCAACCATTAATATGGAGGCTACAACTAATATTCTTTTCATATCCCTATCCCCTTTCGTTTTCCGAAAGACTAGCATAGAGATTTGTAGCGTAGAACCTTCATCGTTCTGTCCTGCCAGTATCCACCATACGGTACTCGCTGGCTCAGGTGTCCATACAAATGGTGCAATAGCATATTACCTTCCAGCAGAATCCCCGCGTGATTCCACTTATTCGACTGTACCTGCATGATCACCATATCGCCAGGCTGTGGCGGACCTTCAAATTCCCGAAAACCGCAGTCGTACCAGCAGTCCTGATAGAAATTATCCGGGTACTCGTCCTCCCACCAGGGATAATTTACCCGGTAGTTATGTAGCTCGATGCCGTGCGTCTGCCGGAAGTAACTCATTACCAGCCCCCAGCAATCGTACACGCCCAGGACGAAAGGCCGCTCGATAAGGGGGATCTCTTCCCGCGGTAAGATGGTACGTAAGTCACCTTCCGGCCAGCTGACGATGTGCCAGGGTAGCCCGTTGAGATCACACTGTGCCTTATCCGTTTCGCTAGGCTGGGTGGTTGCATTGGGGTGGCTGTGAACGATGGCGGTCACCGGTCCCCATTCTTCGGCGGTGGCGTAGTCTTCCGGGCAAAGGACAAAATTGTCCTCTGGAGCCGTGGCCAGATTACGGCAGGGAAAATATCGCTCTACCCTGCTCTTCTGCGCTACCACGCCGCAGCACTCGCGCGGATACTCCTGCGCAGCGTGTGCCATGATGGCCGTGACGGTCTTTTTACGCATGTTAACTCCTGATCAATGAGGTGCCCGGGAAACCGCCGAATGAGAGCTCGTTATTTTCCCCGAAACGAAGCTTGCAGGCGGACAGAGTGCCGTTGCATTCGTCCAGAGAAGGATCGCTGACCGGTTTGTTGTTTTTGTCGAAATAGCGCGTGCCGGTGTAATCGCAGCCATCACCAGTGCGGTATTTATTACGAATGCACCAGGTGCACAGAGAATGGAGCTGGCGCGTCGGTATCATCTGCCCCTGCAGGTCCATCGGGCTGGAAAGCGTGAACTCAACCACCTCGTTGGTTTCACTGCTCTTTGCATCGATATAGAAAACCTTCAGCTTTTCCTGTGCCGGATCGGCCGTTGGATTGCCGCCGGTGAAGTTTTTTGCATCCAGATAATGCGCCAGCGTGTCATGAATCGTCACCTTCGCCTGCAACAAATCATCGTATGCCAGGCACAGCGCGGTGACAGAGCTGTCCATGTTAGCGATCGACAGCTTTGGCTTGGCGTTGCCACCACTGGTGGATGCTTCAATGCCGGAGATCTGGCAGGGCCAGGCTTTATATTCCTGTCCCTGCCACCAGATGGATTTGGCGGTTAGCCTGGTCTCATCCCCACCCGCTGCCTCAATTTCCGCTGGCGTATGGGCAATATTGTGAGCGTGAAAACGCATAACATCTGAGACGCCAAACCCGGTACCGTCGACTTCAAAAAGACGGACTTCATTACCGGGTTCCAGCTTCTGATAATCGTTATTAAGACTCATGGTGCAAAGGCCTGTTCAAAAGTGGCAGAGATATACAATACGGTTTTGCCCTTCACTACTTTTTGCAGGGTGTCAGCTTCAACGCGCCACAGCGCCAGCTCACCGAACGGGGGCTGAAAGGAAAAGGCCTTCGTCTTGTGACGTCTGAGGAAAGCGTAAATCTGCAGCCCTTTATCCGGTCTGCCGGTAAAGGAATATTCATAGGTTAACGTCTCGTCATTGATTCCCGATCCGCTGACCTGCGTGTATCCGTCACCAAACTGGGCTTTTCGGATGGTGTCTTTGCTTTTCGTGGTTGGCTGACTGGCCGACTGAATGGGCCAGGGGAATTTCTCAATAGGCATTAGCGCCTCCCGTTGTTCAGATTCCAGATGATTCCGCCAGGTTCGCTTTCCCGGGCGATCCCCTCCCGGATGGATCGGTCAACCACCTGCTGGTAAGCTCTCGCGGCTGCGCCATTATTTGACTGGTTTGCTTCTGAGCCCTGCAGAGGTGGGGTAACTGTCACTGGAGCATAAACACTCACCCCCAGAGGCGTGGCAATGCCCTTACCACCTCCGACAAGGCCGCCACTGGCATATCCCCGCATCAGGCTATACAGGTTTCCTACGCCGATCCGGCTGGTAGCTTCTTTGGTGAAGACAAATTCTCCTCGGTGGACAACGCCGGCCGGGTCATTTTTGCCGCCGTAACCCGTAAATCCGCCAGCAGCAAATCCAAGCGCTGTTGTGGCTGAGTCAACCAACCCGACCATGGCCTGCTTCACGAGGATCTGCGTCATCATCGACAGAATGGATTTTGTGAAATCAGACCATTTGCCTTCCCCGGTCGTAAGCATGTCGGCCATGCTCTGGCCGACGCCATCAAACGTGGCGGCAGCCAGCGATTTAACCTGCCCGTAAGCATCGTCAGCAGAGTCAACATAGTCAGCCCAGGCTGTTTTAGCGCCAGCCTGCCAGTTCTGCCGGAGGGCATCCTGCTCACTATAATAATTCCTGAGCGCGTCCAGCTCGTTCTGGTACTGCTGATCGCCTTCATTGCCTCCGGCATTTTTCCAGCCCTGCAGTAGCTGCGCTTCCTCGAGTCGACGCTGAGTTTGACGGCTGCTCATACCGGCACTGTCAGCCAGCGCCCGCGTTTTCTCACCCATCTGAGTGACATATTTCTGGGATGTATCCTGCAGGCGATTGAGACGCTCCTGGGTGACAATCTGATCGCCAAGCCTGGCATTAATTTCCGCCTGTGCGAGGACCTTGTCCTTACTGGCGAGGAGGGATTTTTCATCATCTGTTAAGTTGCGGGTTTTGGCGGCCTGCTCAAGAACCGTAAATCTGGCCTGCTCTTTCCATAGCTGCTGGCGCTGCTGGCTGATCCTGTCGTTGATAACAGAGTGCTGGCGTAATACCTCCAGCTGGGTTTGCAACTCGAGGGTCTGAGCGCTGGTATTGTCGGTAAGTTTCGTTCCGCCCGGCGTCCTGATTTTCGTCGGCTTCTTCAGCGAGTCGTCGTATTCCTTTTTCGCCGCGGCCAGGTTGATGTTGTAATCAGCCTGGAGGATCCGCCCCTCTTTCAGCGCTTTGTTCAGCTCGCTCTGGCGAGCGGTGTACTTCTCCAGAGCCGTCTGCGTTTTACTGTAATTCGCCTGGGCCTGTTGTGCGTACTTGAGGCGATCGGCTTCGAGTCCTGCCTCACGGGTTGCGTTTTCCTGGGCGAGTTGTGAGTTGCGGGCCTGCTGCTGAGCCATGTCCAGCGCCTGGCGGGCAGTCTCACGGTCATTCCAGAAGCGGGCGCGCGCGTCATCGTTCACATAACGATCACCCTTACGCAAATTCCAGATTTCATCCGCCCGCTTAAAGGCCGCCTCTGCCTTGCTCAGCATTTCCTGAGAGGTGTCCGGCCTGCCGATATCCAGTGCCGCATCCCACATTGATTTGAACGCTTTTTTAAGGGAATCTGCGGCGGATTCGATCGTACCCATGTTGTCACGAATACTGGCAGTCTGCTTGTCGAACCCGGCGGTTGCTGCTTCGTTCGCCGCCTGCAGGGCTCCTGCTTCATTTCCTGCGCGCTGCAGAGCAGTAACATATTCAACCTGCCCAGCCGTGACATTGTGAAACTGCTGCGCCATCGCCAGCAGCCCTGACGCCGGATCATTGGCCATGCGCCCAAATGCTTCAGCCACCTTATCTACCGGCAGACCGGATGCATCCGTGAATTTCGCAACCGAGATCGCAAGCTCTTCGAAGTTAGCACCCGCGCGAACGCCTGCAGTAACAAGCGCGGTCAGCGCCTGACTGGTCTGGTTAAATGTAAGCCCCGCTTTCTCGCCGGCAGCTGCAATGGTCTGCATGCGAACAGCTGTGAGACCTGCAGTATTACCGGTCAGGGTCAGCGTTTTATTAAATTCAGAGAGCGTGCTCGATCCCTGATAATACGAATACATCAGTGCCGCGGTACCAGCGGCGAGCGCCCCGAATCCGAGCATTGTAGGTGATATCGTTCCCAGCAAAGCACTGAACATAGGCCGGAGACCACCAAACTGGTCTTTAATTTGTCCGCCCTGCTGGAGCATGATCAGCCAGGGGCTTTGCCCACCGGCTAGCTGTGTCGCGATGTCAGTAAACTGCGCTGGCAGGGTCCGCATCGCGGCACTGTATTGGCCTACAGAAATTCCGGCTCGCTTTGCGGCCAGTTCCTGCTTCGAAAATGCCTGCTGAACCTGAAGGGCAGCATCATTGGCCGCTTTACCCGTTCCTTTCAGTTGCTTATTTACGTAAGTAACCTGTTCGGTAAATTTGGCCGAATTAACGTCAAGGTTAACGACCAGATCACCCACTGACTGTGCCATAGCGCACTCCTCCCAGGCTTTCCGCCACAGACATCATCACATCGTCATCCATCGGTAAGGTTTCCAGCTCAGGCGGGTTCAGAAGGCTGAAATTAAGCGGGGTTTGTTCAGTCTCCGGCCACATCACAGAAACCACCAGATGACTGAGCCGGGAGAAGTGAGCATCCAGCAAATCGTTTTCAAAATACTGCTGCTGATAATATCGCCCCCACTCAGCCAGCTCAGTCGAAGACATGCCGGCAAGCATCGCGCGCCAGTCCGGGCGCCGGAACTCCCGCGCCAGTTTCATTACAAAACTCAGCTCACCGGCTAACGCTTTTCCGCGCTCACTTCCTCTTCCCCGACAGCGTGGTCTGTATTTTCCTCGCCGCGGGCCTGCTCGGGATCCTGAAGCGGGAGCATGTCAGAGAGCTTTTTAACAAACTGTTCCCCGGCACCAATCATCGCTGGCGACCAGCCGGATAAAACCTCATCCTGCAGAGCATCAACATGCTTTGAGGTATCTCCCTGCCACAGTGACATTGCGATCAGACGAGCACCGCGCCGGATATTGCTGGCAACCCGTAACGGAAGATAACCCTCATCTCCTTCATCTTTTGGCAGGGATTTCTCGTCCAGCGCCAGATACTGCAAATGCTCGATACGTTGCAGCGCAGACAGCTCAAACAATTCGATGGTGTTACCGTTGAAGATAAACGGCTCTGATTTCAGAAAATTCATGGAAGACTCCACTAAAAATGACGGGGCCAGCGCCCCGCCGGTCAGGAAACGGTGACTGTGCAGATAGCGACTTTCAGACCATCGTTCATCATCACGACAATCTGAGCAGTGCCTGCAGCAACACCCGTCACGGTCAGTACATTGCCGCTGGCGCTTACAGTGGCTTTAGCCGGATCAGAGGAGGATGCACGGAAGGTTTTGTCAGTAGCACCGGCAGGCGTAACCGTGACAGTGACTGTGTTTTTGGCACCCACGGCAACCGCCAGGGTCGATTTATCGAGCGTCACCCCGGTGACTGCCACGGCGGGTGTGCGGCTTTCTTCAGCCAGCGATGGCTTACCGTTGTTACTGATCTTCACGCTACGGGTGATGACCTCTTTCGCCGGGATGGTTTTACCGAGGCCGCTGACCCAGCCCTTAAAGACATCGATCGTCCCGTTCGGGTATTTGATTTTGTAGGCGCGAACATCACCGCTGTAGAACCAGTCCACCAGCGTCTGCTGCCCTGACTCACCCGGTTTCCAGGCCAGATTGAAACTGGCCTCACCGGCAGATTTCTCGCCCTGCGCTGTATTGGCCCAGTCTGCATTCGGATCGTCAAGGTAGGTGTCGTCATAGGACTCGGCGGTCAGCTCACCTGGCGTCAGATCTTTGATTTTGGCCGTGCGGATCCAGTCAACGTCGCTGGTCGGATTGGCGTAAGGATCTCCTGTACCCGAGTACAACCAGAACGTTGTGCCTGCCCCTTTAACGGGCTCAAGCGGGCTTGGTGTTGGCATAGTTACCTCACATTACGTATGAAATTGTGTATTTAAGGTCGGCTGATCCCCATGTCGCCATCTCGTCATCGCGCTGATAGTCATAGCCCTGGGCAGACATGGTTTCGATTAAGGGGGTAAGGCCGGGGAGTTCGCTGAGCTGGGGGTAGATTTTGCTTTCCATCCAAGTATCGAGCGCGGTATCCGTTTCGCTCGCTTTCAGGAACACCTCGATATGAAGCGTGGCGCGCCAGATATCCTCGTCGATAGACTCCTCTGTGGACTGAGCGTCGGTGATATAAACAGCCACAGCCGGGAGATCTTCGGCCTCAAGTACAGCAGGACGGCCATCAGACCATGTTACAGGGTCAGTAATGCCCGCTTTCAGGGCATCCAGCACCGCCCGGCGGATCAGGGGATGTTTCATTTGGTTAGAATTATCCTCAGTTGGTTGCGTAAAGCTGCCGAAAGCTCTTTCGGGAGATCCGTTGTCGTCAGACGGGTACTTTCTTTCTTGAATGCCTCGGTCAGTGGCGCTGCCAGAGGAATGCTCACCACCTCAAGCGGGTAGCGGCTTTTTGTCGTTCGCCGCAGGACATGCCAGCGTCCGTTTTTGAGTTGCTGAATGAATCCGCCCGGGAAGCGAAACCGCCCGATGACCAGAACGCTACTGGCACCAGCTTTGTCACGCTTTCGACGGGAAAGCCGGACACTGGCTACACCCAGCTTGATCGCCGGGAGGTTGCCGCGGTTTACCCGAATAGTTGCCTGCGGTTTACGTACCGTGGCTTTCTTCAGGCGTGCACGCTGATTGACGAGTTTCCGCTGCACCCGGGTATCCTTCGCGACCTGCCGGGTGCTGCGGGAGATGGCCCGGGTAGCTACACGATTCACCGCCTGAGAGGATGCCCGCGGCACCGCGGTTTTGCTGATGCTTTCCAGGTTAGCGATCGCCTGTTCGAGCCCTTTGATGGACATAAATCCTCCATTACTCAATCCAGATCTGTGGCTTACCATTGAACAGCTGTTTACGGGTAACGGTGTAGTCCTGCCCCTTCCAGTGAATGGCATCGCCTTTGCGTGGCGACACTGCCTGGGAGAACACCACCAGTGACAGGCCATCCCCCACCAGCGGCCCCATTTCTGCGACAAACTGGCTTTCTACAGCATCAAAACTGACACCGTTGATCGTGACCTTATCCGCCATCAGATTGACGGTGGCCGCGTCCATACGGGCCACCATCGCGTCGAAGGGGTTAGCCATTCAGCCTGACCAGTACTGAAGTGGCGTTAGCCCCTGCGGCCTGCCAGGCTTTCCCGGCCGCCGTCGCCCCGGTAGCATCCAGCTGAATTTTCCCGCTTTTGAAGTACACGATTTTTCCCTGGGCAATATCGTCAGCTGCCAGTTTCGGCAGCTGGACAACGCCAGTGGTTAGCCCTGTGCCGGTTTCGCCGACGGCAATATCAGCGATAGCGATCGCCAGGACATCACCCACGGCAACAGGCGTGCCACTGGCGATTACCGCAGAACCCGGGTTGGTTAAATCAATGGTGTGACCATCCTGTACGTAATTCTTCATGAGCTCTCCGTATGGCCCACATCGGGGCCATGTTGCAGATATAAAAAAAAGCCCTGTCGGGCCGGTTCATTTTCGGGGGATTACTTACCGGTAGATTTGACCAGGCCGCGATAATCCAGCGGCGCTACGCCCGCATCGATACGCACTTTAGTAGCCACGCCATCGGTGGTGAAACCTTCCTGCTGATCGATATACGGTGTATCAACGCCGTTCAGGTAAGCAACCTCGATGGTATCGCTGCCTTTCTGTGCCGCCAGATACCATGCGGCTGGATCGGCATCGTCCAGGCGCGCTTCAGAGATAATCTGCGCAAAGTTCTGGATGGGGTTAAAAATACCGGCATTGACGTCGGCACCCTTAACGCTGGCAGACTTAATGGTCTGGCTCGCTACGGTTTCCAGCGCTGTTGGTACCAGCACGTAAGCTGGCCGAATATTCAGCGAACGCTCACCTTCTTTCTGTACGCGCATAAGCTGGCGCGCTTTATCGAGGTTAGATACATCGATGGCGCCGGAAGAGAGGTTTTTATGATCTGAGCTGAACAGAGCTTTATTGTCAGACATTTTTGGGTTTTCAGTCAGCACCGCGTAGACCAGATCGCCAATAGTGGCTTTCGCCGCACGGCCCATTTTCATAGGGACATCGGTCAGCTGGTTCAGATCGTCGTTGATAATGGCCTGACGGGTAATAGAGAAGATCTCGCCGTATGTTGCCAATGCGATTGTTTCACCTTTATCGCCGGTGGTGACGTACTTATATTCAGCACCTTCGCGAACCTGGCGCAGCGACGGGAAACCGCCCATGCCAACACGATGTGCGGTCTTGAAGTCGCTCAGGCTGCCTTTCTTGGTCCATTGTTCAAAGGTCTCTGCCGCTTCATCCCAGCCCTGCAACAGCGCCTTGTTGGCGACATCGAGCAGGATATTGCCAAAATCAGAGGTGCTGTGCGTCAGCGCAAAACCGACCATCTGCATCGGGTTGTAACTGGAGACCCCGATGCCGCGCTCAGTCAGGGACATGCGGGCGTATTCGCGCAGCGTCATACCGTTATAGACGTTATCACGCTCAACATTTTCATAGCCGGCACGCGCCATTAGCGCCTGGCGGATCCCGTCGCCGACAAAGTTACCGTTCCCGGCGTGAATATGTGGCTGGTTGGTTTTGTTGGAAGGCGTAGCGGTTTTCCCCAGCTCAGCCAGCAGCAGGTCTTTTGCCTGTTCTACCGAACAATCCGTATCAGCAACGCACTTGTTTTGCAGTTCCATATGCTTGTTGCCAAACATGGCAAAGAGATCACTGATGCCATTTACACGGGCTTTTTGCTCTGCCAGAACCTGAGCGCGAATGTCACTCTCATTAACAACAGGAGCTGCTGGCGGCTGCTGATTCAGTGGTTCGCGCTGGGTGGAGTTGCGCGGCGGGGTAATCATATTACGAATGCTTTTTGGCATCTTTTCAAATTCCTCAATACGTTTCGAATGGATACAGGCCATTGCCTGCAAGGGAGGTGTCACCTGGTCAGCAAAACCCAGCTCGACGCACTCGTTGCCGTTCATCCAGGTTTCATCCTCCAGCATTGCCGAAATTGCTTCGGGGCTTTTGCCCGTCTTTTGCGCGTATGCCGGGATCAGCACCGACTCCACTTTGTCGAGCAGGTCGGCATAGTCGCGCATGTCATCAGCGTCACCACCCGCAAAACCCCAGGGCTTGTGGATCATCATCATGGTGTTTTCCGGCATGATCACCGGATCTCCTACCATGGCGATTACTGATGCCATTGAGGCAGCCAGACCGTCGATATAAACGGTGATCGCCGCGCCGTGGAATTTCAGGGCATTAAAAATGGCGATACCGTCAAAGACATCGCCACCAGGGGAGTTGATATGCAGTTTGATGTGGGTGACGTCGCCCAGCGCTTTAAGGTTTGCGACGAACTGCTTCGCCGTTACCCCCCAATAGCCGATCTCGTCGTAGATAAAGATCTCAGCTTCGTTTTCCGAACTGGCCTGCATACGGAACCAGCTATTTTTTGCCTGGGCTTTTGGGCGATTCTTTACCCGGTTTTGTTTCCTCGACACTGGTGTCTCCTTTGTCGTTTGCCGGGTCTGTATCGAACACCAGCCCCTGTTTACGGTTTTCATCTATCTCCGCCTTACGGCGGCGTTTCACATCATCCGGATTTGCACCGCGGGCACGCACCCATTCACTTTCGGTTGCAGCACCACCCCGGAGCAGAATTTTCCATGCATTCGCCTCTTTGACGGGGTCAATCCACGGCATAACGGGACCGGAGAACACGGCACTGTAAAGCGTGGCTTTATCCACATTTTGCGGGACCGTGATCTCTCCTGTAGCAATCGCCATCTTCAGCCAGGCCCGATACATCGGTCGGGTGATTGCAGCGATGAATGCGTCCTGAAGAATGAAATAGCCTTCGGTTGACTCCACCAGCTCCTGGCGCTGCGCGCTGTATGTCCCGTCGTAGTTACGGGCGATACTGGAGAAGCTACCGCGCGATCCGGCGGCCACAGCACGGAGCTGCCCATTGCGAAAAGTTTCGAGGTTGGGATTTGGTCGGTCCGATTTAATCATGCCGATATCTTCACCGGGACGGAGATCGTCAAACAGCATGCCGGGTTCAATGTTCAGTTCCCGGGAGCCCTGCGAGCTGTCTTCCGGATACGACTGACCATCACCTTTCTTGATGAACATGCCCAGCGCCGCAGCGATGCGGGCAGCGGTCAACTCTGCGTCCTCGTATTCCTTCAATGCCGAGAGACGCATCAGCACCCCGGCCAGCAGTGAGTTACCTCTGATTTGATGCAGGCGGCGCATGAACTTCAGGTGAAGCATGTTCTCTGCCTGAATATCCTTTGTGTCACCCTGGCGCATACCTTCTGCCGGAAGGTTCTTGTAGACCATGTATCTGGTCGGGCGGCCCCAGTCGTTGAGATAAATGCCCTGGCATAACTTCTGACCGGTCTCAGTCTTCTCCATCGGTACAAAGTCGGGCTCCAGCGCCTCAATCCAGAAAGGAATTTCTGCCACAGGCGACAGCCCATTCCCGGTGCCACTGACCAGCTGCGCGAACACCTCGCCATCGCGTAACCAGGTCCGGCACATCAGGCGCTCAAGCACTGGCCGGGTGAACTGCCCGGTAACATCGGGAGAAACCGACCACTCCGCCCATTTGGCACGGATCTGCTTGGCAACGTCAGCGGCTATCTCGCCGTTTTTCATCAGGGGTTGAGGCTCAACGATGATGCCTTTCGCACCCACGATGCGCTCTTCGAGCTTATCAAGGATGCCGATCACCAGATCGTGGTTACAATCGAGCCACCGGGCCTGCTCGCGCAGTGAGCGTCCGCCAAATTGCGTCAGCTGATTCGCTGAACGATTCTCGCGTTTTGCACGGTGCGTTCGGGTAGGAATGACAGCCTCGTATGCCTGGATCATCAGGCGCGACTTAAGGCGCTCTGCTTTCCAGCCAGGAGAAAACACGCCTATCAGATTATCCAGGGCGCTCATCGCGGGAACCTCGCCAGTTTAAAGGAGCCACCTCTGCCGGTTGCTGCAGCCAGAGCAGTTGCCTGTTTTCGCTCCCACTCCTGGCGACCTTTCCGTATCTCGCTCAGGTTTTCCATGGTCATCTGCTGACCGTTAAACGTGATGGACTTGCCCTGTAGAATCGCCATTTCCGCTTCGGTATAGCGTCTGACCATGTCCTGAATATCATTGAGATTCACACCCAGCCTCCTGATGATGACCATGCCGATTCACGGGCTGGTTTCGTAGCCTTAGATTCTGATACTGACGGTTTTGCAACCGGCGCTGCTGCCACTGCAGGCGCGTCTGGCGATGGCTCAGCCACGAGATAACTCTCCCGGCGCGCCCACTCAGGGGCGTCAGGCCACTTAATCTTTTCGTAACCATGAAGAATGACCAGGGCATGTGCGTAAACCATAAGGTCAAACGCTTCGTTGGCCCCCTTGCCTGGCTTCGTCCATTTCCCATCAGATGATCGCTCCTCATAGGTCAGTTCGTCGTAAAACCACCCACCCAGCCAGTCAGGAAAATGCACATAGTTCGGCCCCGGCACATCGCGCCACAGCGCGTTGTTGATCCGGTCTTTCAGTGCGTTTGTCTGGAGAAGGTAGAGAGGGACATCACCGGCCGCCTTCGCACGCCGGGTAGAACGCCCGGTGTTATCCGGGTAGGTTTTGGTAATTAACTTCGCCCGGGTCTGGCTGTCACCCTTGAAAAGCCAGACTTTGCGCTGCAGACCGTCACGGCGACAGCGCCGCCAGAACTCATAGGCGTTGTCGGTAACACCATCTTCACCGCCGGAGTCGACGGCCATTGCCAGCAGGCTCATTCGCTTTCCCGGTTCGCCATCAAGCGCCCAGGTTTTCTCCAGCACATCGGTACGCAGAAGATCCCAGTCCTCCGGGTAGCTGGCAGGGTCGATATGATAGCTTTCGCCGTCAGGTGTGGTGCGCATCGACTGCATGATGTTGTACCGGTCAACCACCCACCGTTCGCCGTGGGCACCATACCCAACAACCTGCACCACAAATCGCCGGTTCTTACCGCCCTGAACATCGACAGTCGCCACGAGGAAGTTAACCCCAGCAGGCACGCGCCGACGTTCTACCGGTTCGGCGCGCTGCAGCAGTTCATCACCTTTGCGTTGCTCAATGCTAGAGCGCGGGAGATACGGCAGCCCCCAGTCGGTGTTAATAACCGTCTTCAGCGTTTCTTCGCTGCCGGTCGCTTCGTACTCCTGTTCAGCGGTCAGCAGTTTGTAAACCAGCTGGGCCCATGTCTGATATGCAGCTGCCGGGCCTTCCATCCAGAACGACGCGATACGCGACCGCCGCCCGGCACCTGTTATTGTTCCGCTGCTGTCGATCTGCTGATCCTCACGCAGCCAGACCCCTTTCATATTCAGGGTACGTTTCTGGTCGGCGGTGATCACCCCGGAGCAGGAAGGGCAATGTATACAGGCCGCTTCGCTGGCTTTTACCGGATCGCTGATTTCCCGGTACCCGGTCATCGCCGTCATCTCAGGCTGGAAAAACTCACCACAATGCGGACATGGCCAGTACCAGCGGCGGCGATCGCCGCGGTTGTACAGTGAAAGAATACCGGTTGTCGGCGGGGCTTCATGCGCCGAACTCCGGCGCCACTTTGTATCGCGGATGTCCCGGCCTGGTGAACTCTCCACCAGCGTCATGCCGGACGACATAAACGTGGTGGTACGCTTGGAGGCAAGGGAGAATGCATCACCTTCCCCGTCGATATCCTCCGGAAAGCGGTCGTAATCTGTCAGGGCGACGCACTTGTAATCCGACGAGGACATGATATTTACCGACGGCCAGCCTATCTTGAGATAGTTACCTGCCCTGAACGTCCTGTCGTAAACGTTGTTATCGTTCCTGCGGGGGCTCAGGCGGGTTGCCACTTCCGGACTGCACCGGAACGTGCGATCCAGTCGTTTCTTCGAGTGCTCGCGGGCCTTTTCCTCTGTCATCTGAATAATCAGCATGTCAGACGGGTCACAGACCACGTTATAAACCACCCACCCGTCAATCAGGCCGATCGTCTTCCCCGTTCGCGCCGGGCCGACAAACACCACCGCGTCATACTCGCGCGACGCCAGGCAGTTCATTGGCTCCAGTATATACGGCGCCAGGTTCGGATCCCAGGGAACAGAGTTACCGGCACCCATTGGCACGCGCATAAATTTACTGACTGCATCGGCCACCAGCATGCGGCGTGGGGCACGAAGTATTCCAGGGACATCCTTTCGGATCCCCCGGGCAGATGCCCGCTTCGCCATCAGTCCTCCTCTGGCTCTTCCTCCTCCGGTTCTGCGTCCAGCACACGCTGCGCAATCTGGTCGCGAAGATCGTCAATGACACTCTGCACGCGGCTGACAGCTGCGGGGTTCAGCGCGCAGTCACGCTCCAGAATGTCCGGCAACGTTTCCAGCACCTGCACCACAGCTTTTGCCATTACAGAAAATTCACGGGCCACCTCATCAGCGGGGATTAACTGGCCAGTATCCTGCTCAAATTTCAGCCGCTCGTTTTCCGCTTTCCAGTGGGCGAGCCTGTCCGAGGGCGTCATATCTTCGGCGCTGGACGCGACGACGGGCGCCATCAGCTCTGTGAGCACATCAGTAATGAGATAGAGCTTGAGTTTGTTGTTGCTGCCCAGCGCAGGCTCGAGTTGCTTAAGCCTGGCGGCAACGGTCTGGCGGTGAACGCCGGTGATCCCTGCCAGTTGATTGATGTTCAGCTTCAGGGTGGAGAGTTCCTGGTCCATGATGGTGAACACTTTTTGAACGATTCGACATCATTGCAAAACGGCACTGATAAAAATCATACAGTTATGCACATGATGATGATGACCCTGGATCACGAAAACTAGCCGTTTTCCGCGTGCCCGCCGCCTCGTGGCAGGCCACCCCTCCGGGAGGACCCATCAAAATGATAATGATTATCACTTTAATTTATTAAGGGCTGGACTGACGACGGTGAACAGGTTGAGCGGTCGCATTACCCTGTCAGAATCCAAGCCTGACCCGGCCTTCAGCGTCGTTAGGGTTAGTCGTGATCCATGCAGTACCAGCCAGGACGTTATCATCCGTACCGTCTTTCGCGCTGCTGGTGAGCTTGCCATCCTTCGTCAGCCACAGGCGGGCACCACGCTGCCAGGTTTCAGCTGCCACCTTTGGTAATACAAACACCCCGGTCATCATCAGAACGCCATCACTGTCGACAGCAATATCATGCTGAGCAATACCAGTGATCGCACCCACAATAACCGGCTGGCCCGAAACCACAGCTTTTGTGGTCCCGTTATGCCAGTCCATCGTATTGCCGTCCTGATAGTAGTTCTTTGCCATTTTGATCACCTTGTAAAGCGTTAAAAAAGCCCCGAGTAAGCGAGGCTGTGTTTTATCCCCTAAAGGGTATATTTACGATTTATCTCCCAGAGGGGATAATAGTCCCAAAAGAAAAGCCACCAGCGGCTGCCAGTGGCTTAGTGCCCATTACGATGGTTTACCCATGGTGATGTTTTCGTGAGGAAATTCTTAATGTCCCACGCTTACGCTTGTTGTTACTCGCCCCAGTGCCAGGCTGTACAGGACTCTGATGCGGAGAATGCCAACTCCGGGGAAACATCGATAAAAAGAGCACCTGAACTGAGACTCCTGTGGCCCTTCTTGTAAGGGCTTTTTTTTAGAAACTCCAGCATTTCCCTCCTCGCTTATGGTGGCAATATCATTTTCATATCCACATACGAAGATGCTCACATGCGCGATTTTGTTTTGGATTGGTAATAAATACTAAATAAATATGAAATGTTTCACTTAAGTTAATTTAATGTTTTGTTTCCTTGCCCATATGTACTTAATAAGCCATGATTTCTTTGGGAAATAAATACAACACGGGATTATCAAGTTGCCGGGGATGATGATGTCGCATCTTCCGGTTTTTTTCCCTCGTTAAACTCTCATAATCATTATCAAGCCCACCAGCAGATGAGCTTTGTAATGGTTACTTAATCGTCGAGTTGCAATACACCGTGTTCCAGTGAGTCGGAGTATGCAATCAGTCCGGTATATTCCGGGATAATCTCGCCATCATCTGCTTCGAACTGCGGGATTGTCACAGTGGTGATGGTGTATTGTGGCTGGCCGTCTTCTTTGGCGAAGATTGCCAGGTCCTCAATCTGTTTTGCTGTAAGAACTACTGTCATGCTTATTCCTCGGTGATTAAAAAGCCTCTCGATTTTGAGGCTAAGAATTTTCTATGCTTAAAGTTCAGAGGAGACGGTGTCTGGGCCTCAGGGTTAAGACTTTAATAAAGCATATGACCCTATATCAGGGCGTTTGCTTTTATGTATTAAGAATCATCCTGGTGTTACCGCTTCCGCTTGTTAAATCAGAACCACGTACCATATTTATAACTCCCTGCAAGGCTCCTACCTACACCAGGGAATTCCATGGAACTGTCTCATGACCCGCATGAGCACACTCAGAAACATCCGTCCATAGCATGTGTTGCCCTCTCTCCAGGGGGCTTTTTTTTGCCAAAAAAAGACCAGCTCGGACAGAACTGGTCAGGGTCATGCAGCAATGTAGATAGCTTTTGCACAAAGTTCGACGTTATACCTGTTCCTTCAGTCTTTCCCTCAAACCCCGGGTGCCTCCCGGTGAACTTACTCCAGTAAGCAAATTCGCATTCGTCCAGCATTTACTGGTTGCCCCACCGCTTAGGGGGATTGGCTTAAATGGCAAAGATGTCGAATCACTCATGCCCTTTGAATGTAGTTGATGGCGAAATTTTTAATGTGAGTTGTATAAAACTTTTTGCTTAGTCAAAACAATAAATACTCAGAAGATATTAGCCCGATCTGGAAAACGCCTGATTTACATTTTTATTTTAATACTTCGGCTTTTTATTGAGTCATGCACTACATTCATATCCTCCTTGTACTGTTGACCCTATTGGTCTCCCTTCCGAACTGTAGGATTTCATTTCGGAAGGGATATTTTTTCAAGGCAAGCAAGGCCACCAGCAGATCAGGTTTGCCCGGTATTCACTTCACAGCTTTATACCATGCCTGCCAGCGGTACTTATCGAGGCGCAACTGACGTAGGCATTCAGCAGTCTCGATATCGGCCTGAAGGTCTTCGTCGCTATTAGTCCCGGCATCACTTCCCTTGCAGGGTTCCTGCATCAAATCCGCTGATGGAGTTGGCAGCGTCGATAGCCTCTCGGCGCAGCCGGACAGACTCATCATCAAAATCACAAACGGTACGATTTGGATCCTGGACATATTTCACCACGTCACGGGTTATGGTTCGGTAGATTACCCGGCCTTCGTCTCTGGCCTGAGCGGCCTTCAGTTCGACAGGCTGAATAGCCTTTTCTGCTTTGGCCCGCTTATCAGCAGCCAGCACGTTGATATGGTCGGCATGGGCGTACCAGCCATTCCGGTAACGTAGCTCGCCATAGCCACCTGCCAGCAGAACGGCTGCGAGAGTAATCAGCAGAATCGTTCGAAGGCTAAAGGTCATGTTTGCTCTCCGCCAGGCACATGCTGCGCTCCATCTCTCGCCGATTCTGGAGGCCTTTCCATTTCATGCCACCAGCGTAAACCCAACGTCGCATTTCTTCGCACGCCCCGTCGTGATCACCTTTGTTCAGTTTGCGCAGCAGCGTGGATTTCGAGAACGCGTCAGAACCAACGTTAAAGACAAAGCTGTAAAGCGCGGCGCGTTGATACTCGCCCAGCGGCACCCTGACCAGATTGTCTACCGTACGCTTTGCTGGCTGGAGGTCTTTCCAGAGCATCTGGTCACACTCGCGATCGGTATACTTCTTCCCTCTCACGATATCCCGGCCCGTATGGCCGTCGCAGACAGTCCAGACTCCGGCAACGTCTTTATAGGCTTCGTACTTCCGCCCTTCTACGCCATCCTTCCCACCGAGGAACAGCGAGGCAATCAGCATTGCACCGCCACCCGCTGCGGCGATCAGTTTATTGCGAAGGCTGCTGGACATTGGCATATCAGTCTTCTCCAACTTTCACCGCCGGGCCGTATTTCTCCAGCGCCTTTACCTGCGCATTAGCGACCTTGCGTTTGAAATACCAGTTAATGAGTCCTGTAACGATTATCCCGGCAATACCCGCCAGTACGCCGATGGCGCTCCATTCGTCAGGACTCAGTTTTGTGAGGACGCCGTTCAGGATGGTTCCTCCTGAGGTGCCAAGGGCGACTCCGGTGACAAGTTTGCTCATACGGGACATTTCTCTCACCTCGCTGTTCGCGGGTGTTATGTGTGAAGAATCAGGCTCGCCGGATGAATTAACGACAATCCGAGTGATGGGGGGTTCCGGGAGCCTGAAATAGAAAAGGCCGCCAATCGGCAGCCTTGAGAATAGATATTTCTTGATGAGATGTAGATTGTGGTGCCGGGTGCCTCCCGGTGACTCTGTGCCAGACCACAGAACCGCGTTACTCACCTGCCTGTCTGGACGCCCCACCGCATAGGGGGATTCACCACAGGTACAGCCTAATCGCTTAACGTTAATAAAACTAATCTTTTCTGTTTATAGTCAGGCTCATCGTATGAATTAACGACAATCCGAGTGATGGGGGTTCCGGGAGCCTGAAATAGAAAAGGCCACCAAACGGTGACCTCAGAAAAGGAAAAACCCCGCCGGAGCGAGGTTTTAGAATTTGTTTGATAAGGGCTTTTCGACGCTGCCATCGTGGCGCAGCTCTGCCAAGCATGAATGGATTATTCATTTTTCTGGCCCGTTTTCAACTCCCTTTTAAAAATATTTAACAGACCTCTCACTTTTACCCGGTCTCTATTTGGCGGCGCACGGCCAGAAACACCTTCGCCTGGAATATCTCAAGGCACCAGCGCACGCGCTTCCGCGCCTCTCCGGTGGTCAGCCAGGGAGCCACCAGCTGCAACTCTCTGGAGATATCGGATATCTTTTTGCGGGTAGTGTAAAACTGCAGACCGACCTGATAAACAGGGTCCTCAGCATTGAAGGTTTTCAGCATGACCTGTTCGATAAAGTCAGCATCGTCACGGCGCTCGCTCTGCTCGATTAGTTCAGAAAGTGTTACCGGCCAAAGAATGGCGCGGGCGCGCAAAGCCGCCTGAACGCCACGGAATCCCTCTTCCCTTGCCTGCCCCAGCGCTTCTGTGATGCGCAACAACTGAGCATCCGACCACTCCGATTGTTTCACCTCAGACCAGAACTGGCTGCAGTTCTCCAGGCGATATTGCGCCCGGGTTTTACCGCCTACACACTCCCCCCAGACGGTCAGTAGAGACTTTATCCAGCCAGACTGGACGCTCTTTAAGGGCGTGAACTTTCCGAGGTAACTTTTTCTCGGTGCAGCTGCTGCTTTACCCAGACCTTCGATATGCATGCGGCGTTGACGTGGTGTCATCCTGAACTGCTCCTTAAGCCAGAACGCCGAGCGCAAAGGCCCGGTCCAGCAATCTGATTATCATTGCCGGCTGAGCACCATGGTTGCGCTCAAATTTAACCGGGTCGTTGTGTAGTTCGGTGTGGTGCTGTCGGCAAAGAGGGATCACAAGGAAATCGTGCGCCTTCGTTCCCATGCCTCCCTGCCCCCAGCCAATCAGGTGATGAGCATCATCCGACGGCTTGCCACAGCACTCGCAGGGTTGCGTCTTAACCCATGCCAGAAATTTGGGGTTATCCCAGCGGGCGCGCTTTGGTCGCTTCATCAGGGTCTGCGGGGATTCGGGATCTACCTGCAAGGCAACGACAGGCTTAATCGCTGGTGCCGGTGGAGGTAGCGCGCGGGCCTTTTCCGCAATAATGCTGGTGGCCGGTACCGCCGGTACGATCTCGCTCTCGCGGTAAGTCTCTTTCGCTTCTGGCAGCCGCAAAGCCTCGCGGGCGACTGTCTCTGGTAACGCATCAGCAACCCCGGCACGCACAGCCCACCAGCACAGTTCAGCCAGAGAAATTTCGCGAGACCGGTCGAGCGCCAGCGCAACCCGGGCGGTATCCAGCACCCAGTCGATTACGTTCTGGCGGGCTAGTTCTGCCAGGTATTCTGTGTGCTGCTCACGCAGCTGGTTGTCGCAGTGGCCGCATAGCCGGATTGCGCCGGGATCGTGCCGCATCGTGGTCAATTCGTGGTAGTGGTAATCGCTGTGCGGGTACTGGCAGCTGTCGCCATGGCGTAGCAACCAGTATTCCAGGCCACTCAGCCCACCAGCAGCGGTGATTACCTTTTGGTGAAGGAAGAACGGGCGCAGGGCCGGGTTAACCGCCAGCGGTTGGCGCGCGTCGGGTACTCGGCCCGTAGCGAAACTTGCCATGCTGGCGGGCTGGCTCTCCACCAGCACACGACCACTATTGAACATGCTCATCAGCTCGCTGCCGGGTTTTAACAGCACCACGCCCAACTCCCGGGCGATAACCGGTTTCAGTAAGGCGCGCATCAGGCGATCTCCCCGATGATGATCTGCCCTTCTTCACCCCAGAGCTTTGTCACGCGAGAATCCCAGATATGGGAGTCATCAGCATAGATGGCATCCATCAACGCTTTTTCCAGATTGTCTTTGTCTGGTTTCTGCTGGTGGGGTTTGCCCGCCATTGCCTGGCGCTTCTTCTTGCTCCAGCTCGTTGGCATCGGCAGGATGAACGTAACGTGAGCGCCAGCTTCCGGCAGTTCGACACCCAGCAGCCGAACGTGATCGCAGAACGCGCGGTACCGGAGAACCTCCGGGCGCTTTTTCCACTTATCAGCGCGGGTTTGGCGGGGCTTGCCCATCGGGATGATGTTGTAGGTTTTCACGATCACCTCCAGATCGGCTGCTGGAAGGTCTTATCCTGCCGCGGGGCTTTATTAGCCTCCGGCAGATAAGCGGTGAGCGTCCAGTGGATCAGATCGACATCCAGGCTTCGCACAGTGCGCACGTCATTGGCGCGATAGCGGGCCTCAAGTTCGTCCACTTCTTTCGAGGTGAGTTGCGTGTGAATGAAGTTAGTTTTCTTCATGCCGCCACCTGGTAGCGCGCAGGCAAAAAGAAATCGCCGGCCCCGGAAGAGGTCAGTTGAAGTGTTTGCTTAAGTGTCTGTTTGATTGGTTTTTGCGCCATGGTCTTTCTCCAGTGGCGCAGCAGGTATAGGTTGTTCAGGCCTATGACGGGAGTGTAACAGAATTCTGCGAAACGCGATAACCAGCCCGCTCCAGCATCAGCGTGAAGAGTGTCGGCGTTCCTACAATTTCATCAGGCTGGAGCGGCATAAACGATACTTCGTCACCACGTCTGTACATCAGCGCTCGCTCACATTCTGGAAATGAGTGCAGTCGTGCAACGATAACCCCATCGTGACATCTGATGACTGCATAGCCCTTTTTTGGTAATTCTTCTGTTTCTTTCACCGCACCCCTCCACCCGGGAAACTAATTGCATGCTGTATTAATAAAACCAGTCGTCTGCGCTTTCCCAGGTCTGCTGAAGGATTTCTTCAACCGTCTTTTTAACCTCTTTCTCACCACCATAAACACTTAACCCATCCGAGCCTGCGCGACGTATCACCAGGCTGCAATCATCGAACTGGTTCTGGAGTCTTTTTAATAGTTCTTTTTCCAGCGCCGGAACCGCGCCCTTAGGAAGTTCTTTAGTACGATCAATGGTTAACTCAACTTTCATAATTGCCTCCGCTGCATCAACTGTATATTCATACAGTATACCTGTGAGCTGATTTGATCAATGTTTTAAGCGCACAAAATGCCTAGCGAATTTGAAAAAAATGAAAGCACAGCGCCACAGTGCGCCCATTAAAAAGGCCTCCAAAGAGGCCCTGGGCGGGTCGATATGGGAATCCCCATATCGCTTGTATGGAAGGTTATGCGGCCTGTTCTCGCTGTTAGCACAGCCATAGAACTTAAGGGAATCAATGAGGCCAAATTTTCGCAATATCGCCTATAGCTTTACATCATCTCTGTGCCAAGAGCGGACATTACTAGCCTATGCTGCAACAATTCCTTGGTGCTGGTCAGGTACAGCATCACGGCTGGCGCGCAATGCATTTCCCGTCACGCATGCCTGCTTTATGGGGTGGTTTTATGCCGTTGCATTGCAAAATACCTGTCACCATCGGTTCTTGGGGAAGACAGTAGATGCTTCATTTTTAATGCAATCACACGCAAATAACTGCATACTTTGTGAATCATGTATTTTTGTAAAGGCAGTTTTTTTAAATGTCGTTTCGCGGAGAAAATATGACCAATCTCAAACATAACCTCGATGAGCTGCAGCAAATAGCAAAAGAACGCACAGTCAAAACGCAAACTATCGAATATGATCTGGAAACTTTAGTAAAAAAAATAAAAAGAAACGTCATAAAGCTTAATCCTGAGTATCAACGCAAACACCGTTGGGATGATGAAACATCATCAAGACTAATTGAAAGTCTTATACTTAACATACCGATACCTTTTATCTACATCTCTCAAGATGTTGATGTTGATGAGGAAATAGATTCTGAGTCATCACGTTTCTCAGTCATCGATGGACAGCAACGTCTCACTGCAATTTATAATTTCTTTGAGAATAAATATCAACTCCAAGGTTTAGAGGTTCTTGATAAGCTCAATGGGGCATTCCATAAAGATTTACCTCCATTTTTAATGAGGCGCCTCGAAGAAAGAAGCATTAGATGTTTGCGAATTGACTCTACACTTGACCCACAAGTAAAGTATGACATCTTTGAAAGACTGAACTCTGGATCGGTAAAGCTGGAGTCACAAGAACTACGCAACGCAACATGCAGAGGGCCATTTAAAGACCTCGTGAAAGTATTATCAAAAAATGAACACTTTAAATTGGCATGTAAATTAACACCAGATAGTTCCCGCGTAAAAAAAATGGAAGATGAAGAGCTTGTACTGCGTTTCTTCGCCATAAACTACCTTGATAGCTATAGGGATTACAAAGGGAAATTCAAAAATTTCCTGACTAATAAGATGAATTCATTTAACAATTTACCTATGAAACAGTTAGAGGAAATGGAAAGGTTGTTTAATGATACTTTTAAAGCTATTGGGAAATCTAATATAGATTATCCTTTCACTAAGTATCGGGCAACATCCGGTGGCCTTGAGAAGATGTCTGATTTTAATGCTGCGGTGTATGATTCAATTACACATCTCTTTATTGAAAGTATGAGAAAAGAAACGCTTGTTACTTCCGAAAAAATACTGGGAATGTTTTTAGATCCGGAATTTTTTGCAGCATGTGAAGGTAGTGTAAATGATGTTGCTAAATTAAATACAAGGATTAATAAGGCAAAGGAAACTGCATAATGGCTACATTCATTGCGGATTATCTTGATACCGTTGATCTTCAGTGGAGAGAAGTTGATATTTTAGTCGATGAAGCGGTCCGTGTTCAGGAGTCAAATGAATATTTATATAATGCTCTTTGCCGCTCGATTACAGTTTTGATTGTTGCCCACATGGAAGGGTTCGTTAAAGGTGCAGTCAAAAATATCATTAGCGATTACACATCCATAAAATTCAAAGAGTTACCGATTTCGATTAGAAGGACTTACTGTAAAAAATATTTGGGTTTTGATGAAAAAGCGTTTCCCGGATATCAAGATGCGATCCAGTGCCTAATGGATGATTTAGAGAGAACAGATGACTTCAAAATTTCTCCCGAACCATTTATATCGGATAGAAATAGAAATCCAAAACCAGATGTTATTGGTAATATAGCATCAAGATTTGGGGTGAGTGATATTTTTAAAAACCTGCACGAATCAAGGTTTGATAAGATTTTTGCGATGACATCCCCACAGATTAAAAAGGCTCTTGAAGTTATCTCTGTTTTAACCAAGCGAAAAGTTTGTGATTTTCCTTATAGAGTAAGGAAAAATGCTTACTTTACAAGTCCGACATCATATCGCGGGCGAAGTTTATGGCAGACTTTTTTAGATGATTTAAATCAAAAACGTCATAAAATAGCCCATGGAAATGACTTTGCGAATGCTACAGATATTAACTCACTTATTGATCTTAAAGATAAGGTCAGAATACTTCAGTACTCATTCTTATTAATTATTTGCTCTGAAATATGCAATGCACAAATAAAGTAGATAATGTTAAAGGGTGTCAGTTATGCCGCCCTTTAAAAACTCACTAGCTATGCGGTTAAAAAATAGTTTATCGCATTGTAAGTACCCTTGTAAAAGGAACCATTCACTTTAACAGATATGTCAAAGTCCGCTCTTCGCTCAAAGCGGACTATGGCTATTCCTGCAACGCCGTAGTCAGCAACGTTACAGGGGAAATGCGGTAGAAATTTCGTTTATGCGTTCTCAGAGAGATTTTTTCTGCTCAATATTTCGCCCACTCCCGATAATTTTATGGATCTGATAGCCCTGCCAGTTCTGGCGGCAAACGTCTGCAATGCTGGGCCGCTGGCGCTCCACCGGCATCGGTTTAATGCGAGTCTCCCCACCAGGCTGCATGACGTAAACAGGATGGTGACGCTGGCCGTTATTCTTCATGGCACCAGCAGCAACCAGATGTTCCAGCAGGCGACAGGCCTTTTTGCTGTCGCAACCCAGCAGCCGGCGAACCTGACGTGGGGTAATTTCACCGCCGTGCTGGATGGCGCGAATGATTGTCCAGAGGTTGTTACTTGCCATCGGCTATGCCCTCTCAGCCATGCGCAGACACTCTTTCCGGCGCTTCGCTATACGGGAAACTTCGACAGAGCTGCAGGCAATGCCAAACATGTCCGAATACACCACTGCGGCGCGACGCCACAGCCCCTTTTCTTCCAGCGCCTTAGCTTTCTGTTCAGCGGCCTGCATCTTCACCGGGTCGCTTTTCTCCTCCATGCACGGAAGGATCACATCCGGAATATCGGCGTGCGGTACCGCCGTATAGGTGTACTGGACGCTGTTACGGGATCGGGTTATCACTCCATCGTCGCTCAGCTCGCGCAGTAGCTTGCCTGCTGTAGCGCCTGACATATCCAGCGCTTCGGAAACGTCGCCGACGGCGCAGTTCGGCTGGTAACGCACAAAAATCGCCACCTGGTCTTTCTGGGTTAAGGGTTTGGTCATTGGTCATCACTCGATTTAGTTGGTTAAACCTGCCGCTTTGCGGCGTTTGTACTCTTCCATCAGCAACTGTGCCGGCGTTGGCCCTGCCGGGTGCTGCGGTGCTGCAAGCTGGCGGCGAATCGGCGGTACCGACAGGCCGTTACTGACATGCTTGCTCCATTTCGTTAACAACTTTTCTGCCAGTTTTTTAAGTTCCCCCTCTGTCATCTGGCGCTCCACGCCCGTTCTGCGCATCTCAACGCAGATGTGGTACAGCACCGGCTGCGGCCACGGGTATTTGTCGCTGCCTGAATACCGATAGGATTCGTTGCGCCAGTGGCGGTACTCACCCATGACACTGTCGGACGTCAGACCGAAGGCGTTCGCTCCACTTTCCGAAACGAGCGACACGAACTCAGCGAGATCTGGCGGCCAGGTGTTCCCACCTGCACAGCGCTCCATGCACTGCTGGCAGACCAGACTGATTTGCTGTTCAGTCATCGAACCGATCTGGGCTATCCAGAGCGCCGAAGGTTCGGCCCCATTCTTCTGCGTCCACCGGTTCGAGAATATTTCCCCCATGACCTGCCACAGGCGCCATGCCGTTTCCGTTGCCATCAAGTCCATTGCGACGTCTCCACTCTGCATGTGCTGACTGAATCTGCTGAACAGCTCTGGATGCTGTAGGCTCTCCCCGAACTCCTGCATTGGCCTTACCTCCGGTTTCCGGTTGTTTTTTCGATCTCACCAGCACGATGTGCCGTGAGAATTTTTGTTCCCACTGGACCTGGGTGAACACCTTCCCCTCCGACTCCCAGTACGATGCGAACTCCGCGAGCTCCGTCGGCAGGTAATCTGGATCAGGCAAAGCTATCCCCCACGTGGCTGCGCGCTGGCGGAAATCACGGCTGGGCAACCAGGCGGCTGTCATCGTGAATTTGCCGATGGGTTCATCCAGACCGTCAACGTATCGCGGAGCAACGGGTTGTTCTGGTAAACCAGCAACACCAGAAATTTCATTCGCGCCCGCGTTAAGAGAGGGGTTTAAGATCTGTTTACTGCTTACTGCTTTCTGGATACCTGATGGCAAAGGGCAAGCCTTATCCTTAGGCAAAGGCATAGCCTTGTCGTATGCCTTCCCCATAGACTCAGACACCCCATAACACGCGGCCTGTAGCGCTTCCCATGCTTCCCATTTCAGTTCACACTCGGGCAATAACTCGAAAGCCCGGGCCCATGATTTGATCACATTCACTGAAGCTGGCGGGTTATGTGCCGCCGCCTTAGGAAGCCAAAAAACTCTGGCTTTCAGGTCGGCTTTAACCATGCCTAGAGCTAAGCCTTCGCTTAAGGCAGAGTCGAAGGCTTCCAACTCCCACCCAAGCTCTTCAGCCAGCGCTGCGCGACCGCCTTTGAATAACCCCGGAATAATCCCGGTGAACGGGCTGGTCAGCAGATAAATAAACAGGCTTTGCCCGCTGGGCGGCAAAGGTGACAACGCGCGAAACTTTGGATCATCCCACATGGTGATCTTCACCTTGCGGTAAGGCTCATTTGTAGCCTTACTTTTAGGCATCGCCTTAGGCAAAGGGTTAGGCATATCTCACCTCGCGGTTATTAGTCGGAGAACTCATTGGTCAAAACTCGATTACGTAAAAAGTGGTGCCAGTGCCTGGAGGTGAGCGATCATCACCCCGGCAAGCTCGCCGGGTAAAAGTGCTGCGTTAGCCAGGAGATTTTCAAAACCCTCCTTCGCTTGCTTCTTGCTCGGCAGGCCCAGCAGTTTTGCCTGATGGTGCTCGCCGGTCTCTTTTATCGCCTCAGCCACCAGCTCGACATCGGTTTTACCCTGACGGAGGCCGTGTTTTCTGGCGATTTCAATCGGCATGGCGGTACCGATCGCGTTCGCGAGCTGCATGACATAGGCCGTGTATTTGCCGGAGTTGGTTTCGTTTTTCAGGTAGCGATAAAGGTTCTGTTTGTTCACAGTGATCCCTCGCCCACCCTCCTTTGCCCACTGTTCGGCCACCAGCTGCGTAACAACGCCCTGCGCCTGGCCCGGGATAGTTGCCTCCCACTCACGAACGGCAGACAGAATCGCGCGATGGCGTGTTGAGTCCCGGCGACGATGCTCAATCTGATTTCGGGTTTTCAGCGGAGCGGTGTTCTGCCGGTTAAGATGTTCAAACGTTACTGATTGCATGATTAACCTTCCTGATTTGTGGGGAGATCGGTTGGAAAAACACTGTCCAGAGAGCACACCGCTCCTAAGGCATTAAGTGTCTCAACGATGGTCCTGCATTCAGACAGTCCTGGTTCTCGAAGACCGGCTTCGTAGTTAGATAATCGCGAGCGGCCCCAACCAAGAGCCTCGGCTAGCTGCGATTGCGACAATCCCAATTTCTGACGCTCAATGGCAATGTTGTTCACGGTTTACTCCTACACAGATTTTATGCGTCATATTAGACACGTTTTGTGTCTATCGTCAACCTCAGAATGTGTCAGCTAGTTAGCCACAGAGCGTGGTAATATTTTGGAATGAAATCTATGGCTGAAATTATTGGTGAGAGGCTCAGGTCTCTTCGAGAAAGGAAGAAGTTAAGCCAAGCGCAACTATCTAAGTTGTGCGGGTGGTCCACTGCCTCAAGAGTAGGTAACTACGAGGGAGGTCTGAGGAACATTGGTGTCGATGACGCTATTACACTTGCCAGACACCTTGATACCACTCCTAGTTTTATTCTTTTTGGTGATGAACAAAGCAAAGGTCAAGAATTGCCAGAAAAACAACGGCGCCTATTGCTGTTGTTTAATCAGCTCCCCTCAACAGAACAAGATAAAATGATCGATCTCTTCGAAGTGCGACTCAGGGAGATAGACGATTACGTCGCCAAGTATCTACAAGGTAGATATAAACCAGCAGAAGAATAACCCCTTAAACAACCGGCCTTGAGCCGGTTTTTTTATGGCCCACTTAACATCCTTGCTAAGTCTACTTATCGCTCGCCCTTGCCTGTCACTTTTTGTGTTGACACATAGACACATTGCGTGTCTATAATGATTCCACAAATTCAGTCATCCAGGCAGGACGCCCACGAAGTAGCTGCCGGCGGCATACGAAACACCGGATGAGATGACAAATGCAATCGCGCAGCAGGCTTTACCGTTCCGTCGGCCAGACGTAAATGGCAATAAGGAGATAACCATGATCGACTATGCACGTAACCCCGTAAAACAGCAGGCCATTCGCCTTAACATCGTTGAAGTCTTGATCCGCAAGTTCTGCTACTTCATGGCGCAGAAAGGCAATCCAGAACTCAACGCATGAGCATGTTCTTCGCCTTAATCATTCCAGTCTGCGCCCTCACTGGGGAATGCTCAGACATCATGCTCGGTCTCTATAAAACCGAAGCGATTTGTGAAGCAGCTGCCGCAGAGCAGCACGTGAAAGGACAGTGTTACCCGTACAAACCGGCTGACGACCAACAGCCAGCGTTACATTTTTAATCGAGTTTCGACCAATGGCTGTTGCCAGCCTGATGCCAGGTGCACATGGCATCGCGATGGTAATCCCGCCATCACAACCAAACAGGAGACGAAGACCTGTTCTGGTTAAATTGGAAAAGTTCTCTTTGCCCGTCGCCCGTGGCGGGCCTTTTTTCCGGAGGATTTATGTCAGCGAACGAACTGGCATTGCGATTCAGCAGCGCACCTGCAGAGAAGTTGATCGGCGTTCTGCCGGTTCTCGAAGTCAAAGAGGCGCTGCGCAGTGAAGTTGAAGAGGACGTGCTGGATGAAGTCTGGCAGGAGCATCAGTTTGAAATAGAAGCTGTTGAGGAGCAGACCGAGGAAGCGAACCGCCTGGCTCAGAAGTTTGAACTGGTTGCGGAGACGTTTGGAACGGCGATTAAGCTGGCCCTCACCCTTCCGCACTGCGAAGCGATTCAGGTTCTGCAGGATGCTATTGAAGATAATCCGGGCTATGGCCGGGATCCGGTGAAGGGGTAAGCCATGGAGTTTGGAATGAAACGAGTGATGGCATCTGTCCAGGCCGTTGCAGTGCTTGAAAGAATCTATCGCGGAACGCCTGTACCGCTCGCCACACTGAGTAAAGAAATGAAGCTCTCGGTTTCTTATCTGGAGCAAATTTTCAAGCGGTTGCGCAGCGGCAACCTGGTGACCTCGCACAGAGGCCCGGGCGGTGGTTACAGCCTGCGTGAAGGAGATATCTCAGTTTCAGCAGTAATCCGCGCAGTAAGCAAGATCCCGTCGAATACCACGTTCGACCCTGTGCTGGATGCGCTTGATGGCGTGCTTGTCTCCCAACTGGCGAAAAAAACCAGCGTCCAATAAGCACAAAACCCGCGCAAGGCGGGTTAAGTACCCGGTCAGCCGACCAAAGCTTTCCGGAATCGAGTTTTGACCAATGACCACTACCCAAGGCGGCGATCATCAGCTGTTGGGTATCTTACACCCAAATGAGGCTCCAAGATGGAATTTTTTTATCATATTAAGGCAACCCAGAAATCTGGAAAACCTGACGGCGTTCTGTGGTTTACAGCCAAAACCGAATCGCGCGCAGCGCTGCAACTGGATGTCGAGCTGGAGGACGCTGGCATCGAAACCGGCCGCGGCAAAGAATACCTGAAACCTGTCCGCACCGATTTCCCGGTTTTCAATGATCTGCCGGAAGAAAGCACCATCGATTACACCTGGTGCGAGCGCTATCAGCTGGCCGATGACCAGCGCACCTGGAACGTGATTCCCGGCACCGCTTCTCAGAGCGAAACCATCGTCGCCACGAACACCACCAGCGGCGCGAATATCCCAGCCGCGCCATTAACTTCCACTGATGCCGCAGATGTGGGCAGCACCTCCCTGCTTGAAAATCGCACTCCGGCTGTCCGCTTCGCTGTCCATCTGCTGGGTGAAAAATACCTTTCGGAGATCAGCCAGGAACAGCAGATCGCCGCCAACGAGCTGGTGACCGATGAGGGAAATGTTTATTTCCAGAACCTGCTGCAGGCCAAAAATGACGTTGCCGATATTAGCGATCTCAGCCTGCATGCAGAGTGGAAGCTGGTGCAGGCCGTCAAAGACGTCTTCCCGCAGGATAAAGAACATGAACCCACGCTACTTGCCACCTTCATGTCGAGCTGGATTAAAGCCGAAGCTGACGAGCGCAATAAGCTGATTGACGACTGGAAGAGCGGAAAGCTTCCAGCCAAAGAAGAACCTGAGGACTTAATTGAGCATGGCCTGAGGATCAGTAAACATGATGACGGGGGCGCTCATTATCCCGTCTGCAAAATGCCATTCCGCAAACAGCTCCTGGCTCAGTTGACAGCTGACCAACTGCGCCATCATATCAGCCGCAAAGAACACGCGGATCTTCACTTAATGGAAATGGACACCGATAACGGATATGTCCAGAACCTGCTTCTGGCCGCAGAGAATTCTTCAGAAGTTAAGGCTTATGACACCAAAGACCTGTGGCGCTATACGAATGCTATTCGAACAGTGTTCAGCATGGATAAGCGCCATGAGCTGGCTCTGCTGCTGCAGTTCACTAAAGCCTGGGTAGCCACCCCATATATCGACCGAGGGATCCTGACGCGTGAATGGGCCGCAGGTAACCGCATCAGTCACGTGCAGCGCACAGATTCAGGCACCAATGCCGACGGCGGGTATGTAACTGACCGCGGCGCAGATGCGCATCACACCCTGGACACCCTCGATCTGGAGATCGCCTGCGCCCTGCTGCCGATGGATTTCCACCATTTTGAAATCCCTTCCAGTGTTTTGCGCCGCGCCAAAGAGATTGTCGCGAACAAAGAAGAACCCTGGAAATCATGGAGCAAAATTCTGCGCAATCAGCCTGGTGTTCTGGCAGTGAACCGCACGGCTATTTTTAACCTGGTGCGCATCGCACCAGAGAATATCCACCTGACTCCAGCTGCACACCTCGAGTTCGTTAACCGAACTATGACGACAAATTTCAATGAAGCGACTGAGCTGATGCCTATTCATGCCAACAATGCACAGCCGCAGGAAGCCGTTACCAAAGAAATGGTCGATGAAGCATGGCAGGAGGTTGATGAAACGCTGGAAGAGCTTCATTCCGCATATAACCCAAGCGAACAAAAACGCCCTGAACGTGCACTTTCTATTGTGGATCAGATGCGTCAACGCGCTGCTGATGAAAAGCTCCACCCGGAAAAAAATGAGGCGACCATTGCCGACAGCCAGCCGCAGGTCGCGAACCTCGGCGGCGGCGTGTTCTCTATCGATGGCCTAATGGGTACAAATAATGACCCGGTCATCAATACCCTCTCAAACGCAGTCGAAAAAACGGAAACAGTAACGGAGACCACCAGCGATGTGCAGATGGAAGAGACTAACACGGCGAAAGGAGAAAGTGTTGGCGCGGTTCCACCAGGCGAAAGCGCTGATGCAACTGCTGCGCAAACAGATGCCGTAGCGGGAACCATCTGTGCTGGCTGTGGTACCGAAGGTGGCAGCGGTTGCCCTGACTGTGGCGCCGCGGTTGGCGATGCAACCTATGCGGTGATGGAAGCGGGTCTGAAAGAGGAACTGGAGGCGCTAGAAGCTGATACCTCAAACTCGGAAATCATGTTCACGCACCTGATGGTGGATCTCGAAACCATGGGCAAAAAACCGGGTGCCCCGATCGTTTCAGTGGGGGCCGTATTCTTTGACCCGGCCAGTGGGTTGACCGGTGCTGAATATTATCAGGTGATTAATCTGGAATCGTCGATGTCATTCGGGGCCAGACCAGACGCCAGCACTATTCTCTGGTGGCTGAAGCAATCGCCTGAAGCACGATCTGCAATCGTGGTGGATGATACGGTCGGCCTGGTAGAAGCGCTTGAGCAGCTTCTCGACTTCATCGCTGAAAACGCAGCCAACGGTTCTAAGAATGTGCAGCTCTGGGGAAATGGTAGTTCGTTTGATTGCTCTCTTCTGGAGGCAGCATTTGAGTTAGCCGACACGCCCTTCCCGATCCCGCACTGGAACTACCGGGACGTGCGAACCGTCGTTGAACTGGGTAAAGCTGTTGGGCTAAATGCTCGCTACGACATCCCTTTTGAAGGCGATCAGCATAACGCCCTGGCCGACGCCCACCACCAGGTCAAATACGTATCGGCTATCTGGCAGCGCCTGACAGCAATCTGATTTAAGTTTTTCAGCTAATGGCCCGTTTGTGGGCCATTATGAGGTAAATCACATGATCCAGATGTTAACTCTCGAAGAGTGGGCCGCTGAAAAATACAGAAGCAACCCTCCAAGCGTGTCGACCCTTCGGCGTTATGCGAAACAGAATCAGTTCTCTCCCCCAGCAATGAAGCAGGGCCGCTTATGGCGCGTTCGTGAAGATGCTGAGTTGGTAGGAGAACTGGCCGCGCCGGTAGTTAAGAAGAACGACTCCATATTGCTGCAAAGGATTTTGAACGATGGCTGCCAGACCACGTAAAAACAATGTCTCTGTACCGAACCTTTATCCTCTCTACAGCAGGAAGGTGAACAAGGTTTACTGGCGCTATAAACATCCAATCACAGGCAAGTTCCATGCGCTGGGCACTGACGAAGCGGAAGCTATTGCGATTGCTACTGAGGCAAATGCGCGCCTGGCAGAACAGAGAACCCGGCAAATTTTGGCGATCAGTGACAGGATCGCCACAAGCAAAGGCAAAGCGATCACGGTTTCAACATGGCTCGACCGATACTGGAAAATTCAGGAAGAGCGCCTAGCTTCTGGTGACATTAAATTAAATACATTCAAACAAAAAAATAAGCCAGCGGCTCTACTGCGTGAACGAGTTGGTATGAAATTGTTGCCATCCGTTGATGTACGCGATATCGCACAAATTCTTGATGAATATATCGCGGCGGGTCAGGCAAGAATGGCTCAGGTTATTCGAACCGTTTTGGTCGATATATTTAAAGAGGCGCAACACGCAGGTGAAGTTCCCCCGGGTTACGATCCTGCGTCAGCCACTAAAAAGCCCAGACGTAGAATCACCCGGCAGCGACTTAGCCTTGAGGAATGGCAGCGGATATTCGAGATTGCAGACGCAAACCATCAGTATATGGGTAACGCTATGTTGCTGGCTTTGGTAACCGGCCAACGCCTGGGTGATATTTCGAGGATGAAATTTAGCGATGTCTGGGATGACCAGCTGCACATTATTCAGGAGAAAACAGGAAGCAAAATCGCGATCCCGTTATCGCTCCGCCTGAACGCCATCAACTGGAGTTTGCGGGATGTTATATCGCGCTGTCGGGATTACGCGGTTAGCCCTTACCTCGTCCATTTTTTCAGGGCCACATCGCAAGCAGAGCGTGGTGCCCAGGTTAAAGCGAACACGCTCACAATGAATTTTAGTAAGGCCCGGGATAAAGCAGGGATCGACTGGAGGGAAGGAACGCCCGCGACATTCCATGAGCAGCGCTCGCTATCGGAGCGTCTTTATAAGGAGCAGGGAGTTGATACTAAAAAGTTGCTCGGCCATAAGTCTCAGCAGCAGACCGATCGCTACAATGACGATCGCGGGAAGGACTGGACGACGATTGCAATTTAG